GCTGCAGTATCTTAATAGTTAAATATTGAGATTAACCGCGCAGGATCTGCGTGAAATGAATATCCTTAAGTATTACAGGCTCACTAGAAAGTGGGTCTGTAAAACTTACGGGTTAAAAGATGCAGATTTAGAATTATTAATTTATTTAGATTGTAAAGGAAGATTTACACGAAAAGATTTTATGGATGGAGTTTACACTTATTCATGGGATAAAAACAGGTGGGAGAGATTAAAGAGAGAAGGTTGGATAGAAACTTGGAGGCATCGTAATAGAACTACTATTATGTATTCAGTTTTTAAAACATCTTTTAAATGCTCTCAAATGATAAGTAGAATATATAGAATACTTCTTGGTGAAGAGGATTTACCTACATCAGAAAGAAGTGTATTTTTTAATAATCAATCATATACAGATAAAGTTTATAATAAAGCTATAGATGATATGATTAAGGACAAAAACAGATAATATTATGCCATACGGAAAAGGAACATACGGATCAAAAAAAGGTAGACCTTCAAAAAAAGCAAAAGCTGCAGGTAAGAAAAAAATGATGAAGAAAAAGAAAAAGTAGTGAATATCTTTAAAGATAATAATGATTGGAATGAAAAAACTATAGTTGGCGCAATGGCATTTTTTGTTATGTGCGTAGTTATGGCTTTAGACCTTTCAACTGGATACTGGGGATTAGAATTAACAATCAATGAATTTGTATACGATTCATTTGTATATGTTACATTAGGTTGTTTTGGAATAGCTGGTATAGAAAAATTTGCAAAAAAATAAAATTAAATTATGTTAGGAGGATTGTTTTCTGGAGGAGCTGCAGATCTTGTAAAAGGTGTAGGTGGAGTTATAGATAACTTACACACGTCTAAAGAAGAAAAGCTCGAGGCAGAAAGAAAAATAAAAGAAATTATAGCTAACTACGAGGTTGAGATGGAAAAGAATATCACATCTCGTTGGGAAGCAGATTTAAAATCAGATTCATGGCTTAGTAAAAACGTTAGGCCATTAGTTTTAATATTTTTAATAGTATGCACCATGCTATTAATATTTATAGATGCAGGTGCATTAAATTTCGAGGTAAAATCATCTTGGGTGGATTTACTTCAATTAGTATTAATAACCGTGATCGGCGCTTATTTTGGCGGTAGATCACTAGAAAAAGTAAAAAAATAAGATATGGCAATAAACTCAACAGAAGTCTCTTATGGCTTTGGACAAATGGGGAGCGCAATTATGGATTTAAGCAAACCAGTTTACCCACCAAAAGGCAAAGTTATAATAGCAATAACAATGATTTCAGATAATGTTATATTTGAAGAATTAATACCTGAAGAAGGTAGAGGAGAAAGTTTTTTAAACACCTCTACTAGCGAAAACGATAACAATTACCATGGTATTCATGAAAGCGCTGCGATTGCTGCTGCTACTTATGCTCCTGGGTCTAATATAACTATAGGTTCTGGAACCACTGCGGTAAAACCAGGTCAATATGTATTAATGGTTAACGCTGGTGACACGCTTGATGCTGGTATAACTGTAGACAACGAAACACCAACACCAATATATAACGGTGCAAGCAGTCAAGGGTGTTTTGTTGAAACTGTAAACGCTGCTGGTACAATAATAACATTAGGATCAGCTAACACAACGGTTGCAAACTGTCAAATAACTCCAAGTGGAACTCAAAACTTAATATTTTTAGATGAGTCAGCTGGAGCTGGTGGTACAAATGTAGCTACTATAAAGTTTCCAAAAGGATTAACTATAGCTGGTAGATGGACAAAGGTAGTGCCTGATGAGAGTATTATAGTCTGTTATTTCGGAGAATAATGATAGGAATAGGAATAGGTTTAAGTACACGTTTCATAAACACTGAAGCTGCCGCTGCAATAGAAGATTTTTTCTTTGAGTTAAGTAGTGGAGATTTACAGCCGCTTGATAGTATTACTGACTACAACAGTATATGGGATTTAGACGGTAATGGTGATATAATGCCAGCAGATGCTCCGGCAGATGAAGGTTTTTTCCAATTAGATGGTAATGGTGATATAGAGCCAATTTCATAACAAATAATATAAAACATAAAATATGGCAACAAAAAGTATAGTACCTAGAGCTGATGGCGAGGGTAAAATAGGAACAACAGCTAAACGATGGGGTGAGGGTCATTACGATGTACTTAAAGTTTTAGCAGCTAAAGTTACAGGTATAGAGTCTTTTACTGTAGCTTGTTCTGATGAAACAACTTTATTAACTACAGGTACAGCTAAAGCAACATTTAGAATGCCTTATGCATTTACGTTAACAGCTGTTAGAGCAAGTGTTAATACGGCACCAACAGGTTCTGTTCTTACAGTAGACATAAACGAAGGTGGTTCAACAATATTATCAACTAAATTAACTATTGATGCTAGTGAAAAAACATCAACTTCAGCAGCTGCCGCGGCTGTTATTAGTGATGCTAGTTTAGCTGATGACGCTGAAATGACAATAGATATTGACGGTGTTGGTAGCACTGTGGCTGGTAAAGGTTTAAAAGTTGTATTAATAGGATACCAAACATAATATGGGACATTTTATAAATTCATCTTCAGCTGTACATTTTCATAACAATAATTCCCTTCTTTTAGATGGGACTAATGATCATATGCAAATTGATGGTCTTGCTAACGATATAAGTACGACGGTAGGAACGGTATCAGCATGGGTAAAACTTGATTCCACTAGTGCTAATGGAGTTGTTTTTAAAGCTAGTGTAGATACTAACAACCAGATAGGTATGATATATCTAAATAGTGGTGAAGATATGCGATTTCAATATAAAGCAGGAGGTACTTCTAAACTTATTGATCAAGCTTTTGCATATGAAGGTAATGATACTTGGTATCATATTATGATAACTTGGGATACAGATGCGGACGAAATGAAAGCTTACGTTAACGGTTCCGCCGTGGGTAGCACGCAAGAAAGTTTGGGTACTTGGTCTGGATCAATAGATGCTGTTGATGTAGGTAAAAACAGTCTTGCTGACAATAGTTATTTTACAGGTCACATTGATCAAGTATCAGTATTTGCTAGTGTAGTGTCAGCAACTACGTTATACAATGGTGGTACACCTGGTAATTTAACAGGTATGGCAAATCTAAAAGCTTGGTATCAGTTTAATGAAGGTAGTGGTACTAGTATAGCTGATTCATCAGGTACAGGAAATACAGGGACTTTAGTAAACGGAGCGGCATTTAACACAGATACACCTTAATATGGCTAGAAAATATATAATAGTAAACACAAGTGAATTAAGTAGTTTAGATTACAATGAATTAATAACTACCTCATCATCTACAGCTAGACAAAATTTAGCTGGAGATAAAGCTGTAGTTTCTTACGATGGAACTACACCAAGCGCATTAGCTGGTAAAACAGAATATACAAACGCACAAATACAAGCTATTGTTAATGATATTAATAATGGTTGGTATGAAGAAGAATAAAATAAATAATAATTAAATTAAATAAAATGGCAACAACAAAAGTAAAAGGTACGTCAAAAAAAATTAAAGAATTAAAAGGTATTAAGCCTGAAAAAATTACTGACGAACAATTAAAAAAAGTACAAAGCACTATAGACGCTGTAAATAGAATACAATTAGAACTAGGTTCTATGGAGGTAAAAAAACATGAGGCGTTACACCGTGCAGGTGCTTTAAGAGAAGAGTTAGGTATGTTACAATCAGAATTTGAAAAAGAATATGGCACGTTTGATATAGACATACAAACAGGTACTATAAACTACAATAAAGATGACGAAGCTAATAAGAAAGATTAGTGTAGGTAAAGATTATAAAAACGACGCGATGCACTACTCTGTTGGTCAAGAAGTTTATGGAGGTCATACTATTTGTGATATAATAGAAAAAGATGAAAAATTTTCTGTTTATATTAAAAAAAATAAAGACGTGTTACCTTGGAAGGACTTTAACAAAAACATGGCTGTATCTGTAGAATATAATCTCGAATACTAATGAAAAGTGTTTACAACTTTGTTGTAACACCAAAAGGAGAAAGATACAACAATAAGAAAAAAATTGGTGATTCAGAACTAATTGTTAATACTGAAATATATAATCATCAGTATATAAATAGAGAGGCTATTGTTAAATCTGTACCTATAGTTGGTGATACAGCTGGAATAAAAGTTGGTGATACAGTAATAGTACACCATAACGTTTTTCGTAGATGGCATAATATACGCGGTGAAGAAAAAAATAGTAGAAGTTATTTTGATGAATCTACTTATTTAATATCTCTAGATCAAATATTTTTATATAAAAGCTCTTTAAATTGGATAACCCCAAAAGGTTATTGTTTTTTAAAACCATTAAAAGCTATTGATGATTTTAATATAGAGCAAGAAAGACCTTTAATGGGTATTGTTAAATATTCTGATGGTGTTTTCAATGTTGGAGATTTAGTTGGGTTTGAAACTTTTGGACATTATGAGTTTATTATAGATAAAGAAAGATTATATAGAGTTATGACTAAATTTATTACAATTAAATATGAATATCAAGGAGACGAAAAAGAATATAATCCAAGCTGGGCAGAAAGCAGTTGATGAATTAATTAAGGTTGCTAAAGAACCTATTGTAGATTCTGATGATGATATATCAGCTGATAGATTAAAAAATGCTGCAGCTACTAAAAAATTAGCTATATTTGACGCATTTGAAATACTTAACAGAATACAAGAAGAAGAGAACTTGCTTGAGGGGAAAACACCTGAAAAGAGAGAGGAAAAAGTCTTTAAAGGATTCGCAGAAGGTAGATCTAAATAATGTACGAGCAAAGTTTAGTTAATATAATAGAGCCTATTAAAAAAACTACGATAACCAGAATGAATCGTGGTAAAAAATGGAAATATGGATATAACAAAGAGCATGATGTAATCGTTATATCTAAAACTGGGATGATAGGTGAAATATATGAGATTCAAAACCTTAAAATAGCATTACCTAAAGTACCAAAAGAAGTATTTAAACACTCTAAAAACAAATGGGTTAAGTTTGATACGCCTAAAGAATTAAACCGTCTTAAAAATATATTTGATTGGAGAAATTATCCAGAAGAAAATAAAGAACAATGGTTCGATTATATAGACGAAGAGTTTAAAAGAAGAGAAGAAGGATTTTGGTTTATAAACAATAATAAACCAACTTATATAGTAGGTACACATTATATGTATCTTCAATGGAGCAAGATTGATGTGGGTGCTCCAGATTTTAGAGAGGCAAATAGATTGTTCTTTATATTCTGGGAAGCTTGCAAGGCTGATAAAAGATGCTACGGAATGTGCTACCTAAAGAATAGAAGATCAGGGTTTTCTTTCATGTCATCTGCAGAAACAGTTAATTTAGCCACTCTTGCAAGTGATAGTAGATATGGTATTCTATCCAAAACAGGTGCAGACGCTAAGAAGATGTTTACTGATAAAGTAGTTCCAATAAGTATAAACTACCCGTTCTTTTTTAAACCGATACAAGATGGTATGGATCGGCCAAAAACAGAATTAGCATATAGAGTACCAGCAAGTAAATTTACAAGAAAAAAAATAACTTCTAATGAAAAGTTAGAAGATTTACAGGGATTAGATACAACTATTGATTGGAAAAATACTGGTGATAATAGTTATGATGGTGAAAAACTAAATTTACTAGTACACGATGAGAGTGGTAAATGGGAGAGACCCGATAATATTTTAAACAACTGGAGAGTTACAAAAACATGTTTACGATTAGGTAGTAGAATTATTGGTAAATGTATGATGGGCTCAACTTCAAACGCATTAGATAAAGGTGGAGAAAACTTCAAAAAATTATACAGAGCGTCAGATGTCACAAAAAGAAATAGAAATGGTCAAACAAAGTCTGGCTTATACTCTCTTTTTATCCCAATGGAATGGAACTACGAAGGATTTATTGACGAGTTTGGAGTTCCAGTCTTTAATACTTCTGACGTCGATGTCTTCGCACCTGACGGTGAATTAATAGATATAGGCGTAATAGATAGTTGGCAGAACGAAGCTGACGGTTTAAAAGATGATCAAGATGCTTTAAATGAGTTTTACCGTCAATTTCCTAGAACTGAAGAACACGCTTTTAGAGACGAAACAAAAAATAGTATATTTAACTTAGTAAAAATATACGAACAAATAGATTATAACGAAGAAATGTCTAGAACCCTCGGGATTACAACTGGTAATTTTCAATGGGTTAATGGTATTAAAGATTCACAAGTAATTTTTTATCCAGACCCAAAAGGACGTTTTAAAGTAAGTTGGGTTCCATCTCAACAAATACAAAATAAAGTTATATTAAAGAATGGTGTGAGATATCCTGGTAATGAACACATGGGAGCGTTTGGTTGCGACTCTTATGATATATCAGGTACCGTAGATGGAGAAGGATCTAAAGGAGCATTACACGGCTTAACCAGGTTTAGTATGGAGGACGCTCCTGCGAATAGTTTCTTTTTAGAATACTTATCAAGACCACCTACGGCAGAAATATTTTTTGAAGACGTTCTAATGGCGTTAGTATTTTACGGAATGCCAATACTTGCAGAGAATAATAAACCTAGATTACTTTATTATCTTAGAAGAAGAGGTTATAGAGGGTTTAGTATGAATAGACCGGATAAAGTATGGAATAAATTATCCGTTGCAGAAAAAGAAGTTGGTGGTATACCAAACTCAAGTGAAGACATAAAACAAGCTCACGCAGCAGCAATTGAGATGTATATACAAGATCACGTGGGTATAAAACAAGATGGAACGTTTGGAGATTTATATTTTAACGCTTTATTAAATGATTGGGCAAAGTTTGATATAAATAAAAGAACAAAATTTGACGCATCTATAAGTTCTGGATTAGCAATAATGGCTAATAATAGACATCTATATGCTCCAAACGTAAAAATAGAAAAACCTAAACTAAACATAAACATATCAAAGTATAAAAATACTGGTAATATGTCTAAAATAATCAAATAATAAATATGGCAGAGTCTGTTATAATAAATTATTTCCCGAGTCAAACTGTTAGTGATACTGAGAAAATCACTGAAGAATATGGTTTAAAAGTAGCGAAAGCTATAGAGTCAGAATGGTTTAATGATGATAGGAATAACAATAGATATAGAAATAATCATAGTAATTTCCATAGTCTAAGATTGTACGCAAGAGGTGAACAATCTGTACAAAAATATAAGGATGAGTTATCTATAAACGGTGATTTGTCCTATTTAAATTTAGACTGGACACCCGTTCCAATTATACCTAAGTTTGTAGATATAGTAGTTAATGGTATAGCTGAAAGAACATATGATATAAAAGCTTTTTCCCAAGATCAGTACGGCGTTAGTAAAAGAACAAAGTACATGGAGTCTATACTAGCCGACATGAGAACTAGAGAGTTAGATGAATTTTCTAAACAAGCTTTTGGTATACCTTTAGCTGAAAACGACGTAGAAACTTTACCCGATACAGAAGAAGAATTAGGATTACATATGCAGCTTAATTATAAGCAAGCTGTAGAGTTGGCTGAAGAACAAGCTTTAAATGTTCTTTTTGAAGGTAATAATTACGAGTTAATCAAAAAACGATTTTATTATGATTTAACAGTTCTTGGTATTGGCGCTGTTAAAACTTCTTTTAATACTTCTGAAGGTGTTACTATAGATTACGTTGATCCAGCAAATCTAGTTTATTCTTACACTAACTCCCCTTATTTTGATGATATATATTATGTTGGAGAAGTTAAAACAATACCAACAAATGAATTAGTAAAACAATTTCCTCAATTAACAGAAAGTGATCTTGAGGATATAATGAAAAATAAATCTTTTCATAAAAACAATCACAACAACTCATATTCTACTAATAAAGAAGACAATAACAAAATACAAGTACTATATTTTAATTATAAAACCTATATGAACGAGGTTTATAAAGTAAAAGAAACTGGAACTGGTGCTGATAAAATTATACCTAAAGATGATACTTTTAACCCACCAAAAGATAAAGAAGGTGGTTATTCAAAATTATCAAAATCAGTAGAAGTTTTATATGATGGAGCTTTGATTTTAGGTACTAATAAATTATTAAAATGGGAAATGTCAAAAAACATGATGCGTCCTAAAAGTAATTTTACTAAAGTTAAAATGAATTATTCTATAGTAGCACCAAGAATTTACGATGGTAAAATAGACTCTTTAGTAAAACGTATTACTGGTTTTGCTGATATGATTCAATTAACACACCTTAAACTACAACAAGTAATGTCTAGATTAGTGCCAGATGGTGTTTATTTAGATGCAGATGGTTTAGCAGAAGTTGACTTAGGCAATGGAACTAATTATAACCCACAAGAAGCTTTAAACATGTTCTTCCAAACAGGTTCTGTAATTGGTAGGTCATTTACTCAAGATGGAGATATGAATCCTGGTAAAGTACCTATACAAGAAATAACAAGTGGTAGTGGTGGTAATAAAATGCAAGCTTTAATTGGTACATATAATTATTATTTACAAATGATAAGAGATGTAACCGGATTAAACGAAGCTAGAGATGGTAGTATGCCAGATAAAAACGCTTTAGTAGGTGTTCAAAAATTAGCGGCCGCAAATAGTAACACTGCTACTAGGCATATTTTACAAGCCGGTTTATTTTTAACAGCTGAAACTGCCGAGTGTTTATCACTTAGAATATCTGATGTTATAGAATTTTCTCCAACAAAAGATGCTTTTATACAAGCTATTGGTGCTCATAATGTGGCTACATTAGAAGAAATGAAAGAGTTACATCTTTATGATTTTGGTATATTTATACAACTACAGCCAGATGAAGAAGAAAAAGCTATGTTAGAAAATAACATTCAAATGGCTTTACAACAACAAAATATAGAACTTGAAGATGCAATTGATCTTAGAGAAATTAAAAACGTAAAATTAGCAAATCAAATGTTAAAAATACGTAGACAGAAAAAACAAGAGAAAGATCAAGCAATACAAGAAAGAAATATACAACTACAATCTCAGTCAAATGCTCAAGCAGCTCAAGCAGCAGCACAAACTGAAGTTCAAAAAAATCAAGCTTTAGTACAAAGCAAAGCTCAATTAGAACAAATTCAAGCGCAGTTAGAAGCTCAGAAAATGCAACAAGAAGTTCAGTACAAAAAAGAGTTGATGCAGCTAGAATTCCAAATGAACATGCAGTTAAAAGGCATGGAGGTTGAAGGGATGAAGAATAGGGAAAAAGAAAAGGAAGATAGAAAAGATGAAAGAACAAAAATCCAAGCTTCTCAACAAAGTGAGATGATTGAACAAAGAAAAAGTGGAAAACCACCTAAAAACTTTGAGTCCGCAGGTAATGATATACTAGGTGGCGGATTTGATTTAGGCGCGTTTGAACCTAAGTAAAAATTATTAATTATTATTATATTATATTATGGAAGAAAAACTAGAAGAAGTAGTTGAACAGACTACAACAAATAACCAACAAGACCCAGGTGATGAAAACGTGGTGAAAGTTGATGAAAGTAAATTTGAATCTGCAGGTGATGACAGTATCATGAAAGTAGATTTAAGTAAACCACCAAAACCAGAGGAAAATGAAGTTAAAAAAGATAACACTAACGACGAGGGAGTGGCTCCAAAGTCTGAGGATGCCGACACCTCAAAAGAACAAGAAGAAGTACAATCGGAAGCAGAAGCACAAGAACAATCAACACTAGAAGAAGTTAAAGAATCTACTAGTGAAGATAAAGAAGTTAAAGAAGATGTAGTTTTAGAAGAAATTACTGATGAAGAAGTAAAAGAAGAAGTTGAAGAAGTAAAAGAAGAAATTGAAGAAGCTATTGCTGAAGCTGAAAAAACTGGTAAACCTCTTCCTGAAAACATTCAAAAGTTAATGGACTTCATGGAAGATACTGGTGGTGATTTAGAAGATTACGTTCGTTTAAATCAAGATTATAGTAAGTTAGATGATATGTCTTTATTAAAAGAGTATTATAGACAAACTAAATCTCATTTAAATGATGATGAAATAAGTTTCTTAATGGAAGATTCTTTTTCGTATGACGAAGAAGAAGATGACGATAGAGAAATTAAAAGAAAAAAATTAGCGTTAAAAGAGCAAGTTGCCAACGCTAAAAGCCACTTGGACGGGCAAAAGTCCAAATACTATGAAGATATCAAAGCTGGTTCAAAGCTTACAACTGAACAACAAAAAGCTGTAGACTTCTTTAATAGATACAACAAAGAGTCAGAAGAGACTAAAAAAGTAGCAGAAGCGCAAAAATCAAATTTTTTAAATAAAACAAATAATGTTTTTAACGACAAATTCAAAGGTTTTGAATATAGTGTTGGCGACAAAAAATATAGATTTAACGTAAAAAATGCAAACGAAGTAAAGGAAGCACAAAGTGATATTAATAATTTTGTCAAAAAGTTTTTGAATAAAAATAATGAAATGTCCGATGCTAAAGGTTATCATAAATCCTTATTTACCGCAATGAATGCTGATGCTATAGCTCAACACTTTTATGAACAAGGTAAGGCTGACGCTATAAAAAATAGTGTTACCAAGTCTAAAAATATAAACATGAATCCTAGACAATCTCACGGAGAAATTAAAGGAGCTGGTTTAAAGTTTAAGGTGTTAGGTAGTAATTCTTCTGATTTTAAGTTCAAAATTAAAAATAATAAATAACAAATTAAAAATTAGAAATTATGGCATTAACAGCTGGAGCTAGTTTGAATAGTGTTCCTAGTGCAAGACAATTGACACTATCATCAAACTACGTAGATTTTACAGTTGCGGCAGGAAGCTGGACGCAACAATACTTGCCTGAGGTAATGGAAGAAGAAGCAAAAGTTTTTGGAAACAGAACGATTTCGGGATTCTTATCTCAAGTAGGTGCAGAAGAGGCAATGGCCTCAGACCAAGTAGTCTGGTCGGAAATGGGAAGACTACATTTAGCATATATATGTAGTATTACTAGCCTTACCGCTGGTACACCTGCTGGTGGTCGAATAACGATCACAGACCACATTGATGGTGCAACTACATATGTTGCAAACTCTCACGGTATAAGACCAGGGGATACTGTTTTATTAACAACAACTGCTGGTACACTTAAGTGTCACGTTCATACGGCTGCTGTAGGAGCAAATACTATAGACTTAGTTCCTTATGGACAAGCTAACTTAGGTGCTGCTGGTGTTACTATGGTTACTGGTGTTAATAACGGTAGAGTACTAGTTTATGGTTCTGAATTTGGAAAAGGATCTGGTGCTAGAACTAGAGGTAATGAGCCAGATCACACAACTTTTACTAACAAACCTATTATATTAAGAGATTACTATGAAGTATCAGGTTCTGACGCTTCTCAAATAGGTTGGATTGAAGTTGCTGGTGAAGAAGGACAATCAGGATATTTATGGTATGTAAAAGCTTCTGGAGATACTAGAGCGCGTTTCTCTGATTACATTGAAATGTCAATGCTTGAAGGAGAGCTTGGTGGTGCTGCTACTGACCAGACAGATTCGTCTGTTACTTTGGTTACTACAGGTGCAGCGGCTACTGGTGCTAATACAGGTACTGAAGGTATGTTCGCTGCTATTAGAACAAGAGGTAATCAAGCTTCATTAATTGACACAGCGACTGCTCCAGCTGCTAACTTAGCTGAGTTTGATAGAATATTAAACGAGTTTGATAAGCAAGGAGCTATTGAGGAAAACATGATGTTCTTAGGTAGAGATTCCTCTATAGCAGTTGACGATATGTTAGCTACTATGAATGGTGGTGGTGCTAATGTTGAAACTTCTTATGGAGTATTTAACAATTCAGAAGACATGGCGCTTAACTTAGGTTTCTCTGGATTTAGAAGAGGTTCTTATGACTTTTACAAATCAGATTTCAAATACTTAAACTCAATGGATGGTAGAGCTGGTGTATCTACAATTGGTGCTGCTTTAGTTCCTGATGCGATTAGAGGGGTTTTCGTTCCTGCAGGTGTTTCTTCTGTTTATGATAGAAACGCTGGTATGAACATGAAACGACCTTTCTTACACGTTAGATATAGAGCTGCTGCAAATGGAGATGACCGTAAGTATAAGTCTTGGGTTACTGGTTCTGTAATGGCTGCTACTGACGGAGATGATGCAATGAAAGTTCATTATTTATCTGAAAGATGTTTAATTACACAAGGTGCTAATAACTTTATGTTATTAACATAATCAATTTTTAAAAGACCGGGGCTTCGGCCTCGGCCTTTTATTTTTATTAATTTTATTATATATTATATTATGGCAAAGAAAACAAAAAAAGAAAATATAGTAGTTGAAGAAACTACACAGGTTGTAGAACAACCAAAAAAGAAAAAAGATACTTGGGAAATAAAAGATAGAACATATTTTTTAACTGGAAGAGATAAACCTATAACAAAATCTCTAAAAGCATCTGGAATATTTTGGTTTGATGAAGAAAAAGGATATGAGCGTGAGTTAAAATTAACAACAAATCAAAGAACTCCTTTTGTTGACGAAATGCAAGGCCAACAAAGATTAGAGCATATTGTATTTAGAAATGGAGCTTTATTTGTAGAAAGAGAAAAGACAGTTTTACAAAAACTACTATCTTTATATCACCCTCTTAGAGATAAAATATATTATGAGCATAAACCTGAAGAAGTTGCTAAAGATGAATTACAAGATTTAGAATTAGAGATAGAAGCTTTAACAACTGCAAAGAATATAGATATTGATATGGCTGAGGCTATTATGCGTGTAGAGATCGGTTCTGATGTATCTAGCTTAAGTTCTAAAGAGTTAAAAAGAGATTTGCTTATATACGCTAAGAAAAACCCTAAATTGTTCTTAGAATTAGTTAATGATGACAATGTTCAACTTAGGAATTTTGGTATTAGAGCAACTGAACTTGATATTATTAAGTTAAGTTCTGATCAAAGAACTTTTTCATGGGGTTCTAACGATAGAAAACTAATGAATGTTCCTTTTGATGAGCATCCATATACTGCTTTAGCACATTGGTTTAAAACTGATGAAGGTATGGAAATATATGCAAATATAGAAAAACAATTAAATTCATAATCAAACTGTAGAGCGGTCGCCCTACGGGGCGATCGTAACTACAAATAAATTATATGGAGGAAAAAAAATCAAAAGGGTTAGGCGACACAATAGAAAAAATTACAAAAGCAACGGGAATAAAAAAAGTTGTAGATAAAGTCAGTGAAGTTACAGGTAAAGACTGTGGTTGTGCTGATAGAAAAGATAAGTTAAATAGATTATTTCCGTACGATTATTACAGTAAATAAAACAAATTATGCCAGTAAGAATAGATACCGTATATCAAAGAGTTTTAGCTATAGCAAATAAAGAGCAAAGAGGCTACATAACGCCACAAGAGTTTAACTTATATGCTAACTTAGCTCAAATGGATATTTTTGAACAATATTTTTATGATTTAAATCAATTTAGAAGAATAAATGGTAACGATACTGTTTATTCAGACATGGTGACTAAGCTTGAGGATAAAATTGAAGTATTTGAAAGACTTATTGATACAACAGGTATACTTAGTCCAGCTACATCATGGGCTGTTGCAGGTGGTGGTGAAATAATAGTACCGGATGATGTTCATAGTATAACACGTGTTGAATATTCGCCAGACGCTATCCAACCGCCTGCCATACAAGCAGAAAGATTAAACACGAGAGATTTTAACTCTGTAATCAAAACATCTACACCGTTATTAAACCCATCACCAGTTCGTCCAGTTTGTAATTTAAGAAGAAATAGGTTAAGTATAAGTGATGGAACAGGTTTAGCTGCACCACCAGCTAATAATATAAATATATTTTATATTAGAAGACCAATTGACGTTAATTGGGGTTATGTAGTTATAAGACAAGGTGGTGGAAAAGCTTTATACAATGCTAACACAGCTATTGATTTTGAATTACATATATCAGAAGAAGTAGAACTTGTATATAAAATATTAACTTATGCAGGTATTGCTATAAAAAGAGAAGACATAGTACAAGGTGGAGCATCTTTAGATGCGTCAAAAAAACAACAAGAAAAACAATAATAAATGGCTTTATTAACTCAAACACCTCAACAATATTACAACGACCCTAACTCTTGGGGTAATTATCAATTTATATCTTTAAGAGAAATTATAGATCAATTCATGATTGTATACGTGGGTGAAGAAAAAATAATAAGTAAAGCAAAAAGATTAGATGTAGCTTTTCATGCTCAAAGAGCTCTGGCAGAATTATCTTACGATGTGTTTAGGTCTTGTAAGTCACATGAGGTTTTAGTGCCAAATACTTTGTGTATGACTTTACCACAGGATTATGTTAATTATAGAAAAATAAGTTGGGTTGACAACGCTGGTATAAAACATAGAATATATCCAACAAACTGTTCTACAAACGATCCGAGCTCTTCTCCTTATCAAGACGATGAAGGAGATTTTGAATTTCAAGTAGAAGCTACTTTTACAGCAAATCAAAGATATCTTTATTTAGATGATTTATATCCAAATTTAGCTGGAGAAATATTCATAGTTACTAGTCCTACTTTAGCCTTAACAAATAGAACCTGGTATTTAACAGAAAATAGTGTTACTGGTGGTTTAACAACTCAAGGTGGTGGCCCTAGTACAGTTAGTACTATATCACTATCTGATACTACTGATATAGCTACATTAACCGCAGGTACACAATTAACTTATATATCACAAGTTACTCAAAACGAAGTTTTAACTATTAGGAAAGTTGATGGTAGTCTTATGCCTAGAAAAGAAGATGGTGTTAAACTAGCTGGCGGTACTATAACTGCTTATGTAGATCAATTTGGAGCAACTCGTACAAATAAAATAACATTTACTGGTTCTGTTTCTTCTTTAAGTGTTGGTATGTCAGTATGGAATAGTGATGCTTCTTTTGGTTCCGTATCGTTTCCACAAGGCACTGTAATTGATCAAATAGACACAACTAACAATATAGTTTATCTAACTGGTGATTATAACATCCCTGCTGCAACAGGTTTACAAGGAGCAGGTTTTACACCTACTAATGGAGATTTTTTATTTAGCGGATTAAATCTTGACTCTAGAACACTAAGCAATTACCAATCTTCAACAACATCTGAAAATCAACATCAATATGACGACGATACTTTATGGCCTTTACATGGTGAAAGATATGGTATAGATCCTCAATTTGCTAATATTAATGGAACTTTTAATATTG